CCCCATTGTAACGAAGATTATTCTAATGATAACCTTACTAGCCAAGAGCGTTTATTATATCTCTACTTAGTAACTTAGTAGAAACGCAGACTTTGAAAACTTGGTTTTTCGTTGGTGTCTCGTGACCATCATTTCGTACCAATACTATCGGAAATAAAAACCAAGAAGTCAACAAAAAAGAAATTAAACTAAATCAATAGGTTACAAGTCACTAGGTCAATAATGCTTACCTAAATAAATTGGGGGATAGGGTAAAAACGAATCACTTTGAATAGAGATAAATGACTTGAAAAAATTTTGCAGCTTGATGGGGTAGGGTAAAAAATTGAGACAAAAATAAGGGGGATATAGGTTAAGAAAAAACGACTAAAAAACTATTCAGAAAATTGACTGAATAATTGTTTGTTAATCCTGACTATTTTTGTCACCGATTATTCAAAATACTGTACCAATTGAACCAAACCAGTACCAAAACTAGACCAATCCTGGCTAAGTCACTGTAATTACTTAGAAAATCCCTGAGAAAGGTCAGTATCGTTGACCTATAGTAGAATTGGTACACTTTTGGTCTGACCCCGCATGGGACACCGGCCCTCCATAGGTACGTATATACACAGAATGACAGAGATGGGGAATTTTAGTCTGTTAACTACATTGGTTTACTATTGGTATAGTTGTTAATACTAGTATTATCCTTTAAAAACAACACTATATGTAGTATCTTAGGTACTAAACAGGTTAAGTAAATTTTTTAACCATACACAGCAGGTAAATACTGTCAGGTAGGGTAGCTTACGAAAGATAGTTTAGGCTGCTCACGGGGCTTTACAGAGCTTCTGACAGGGTGTTTTAAGTAAATGGAGGTGTTAACCACATAAAAGTAGTGGTAATTATTAAATAGTAATAAAATATAAATTTATTTTCGTCTACCTCTTGACATGGGGGCATAAAGTATTATATAATACTTATATTAAGTATTACTTAAAGTATTACTTAAGGTATAACCTTAACTATTATTACTACTTTTATATATAAATAATAATAAATACATAAAGTATAACTTAAAGTATACCAGTAACAATCAATTAATTTGGATCTTATAGTTTTTTTGTCGTTATCACTTGACAAGAGGCTTTTTAAAGGTATAACTAGTCAATGTCAAAGAAAAAAACTTATGCTACTGATAGAGTAATAGAAGAGTTCTATAAAGCATTAGCTAAAGGTGACGAGAACGGACTACGCAGATGTCACATACCAAGGTCTGATGTTTTTTACGTAAGAAATAAAATAGAGATAGATACTGGAGTTAGATATACCTTAGATCATGTAGAAAGAGCTATGTATTTAGAGGGACATCTACAAGCTAAAGACGTGCTTGACCCTAAAAGAAAAAGAAAGTACGGATAAGGAGATACTATGTTTGGATTATTAGGAAATATCGTTGGGCCAGTTGCAGGATTAGCAGGTTCATGGATTGAAGGTAAGACTGCTGTACAGAAAGCTAAGGCTACTAAAGATCTAAAGATTGCTACCGGTGAAATAGACTGGGATCTGGAAGCTATGAAGGCTACACAGAACTCTTGGAAGGATGAATGGTTGACACTTTTATTAAGTGGCCCATTTATTTTATCATTCTGTGGGGATTGGGGTAGAGAAATTGCAGCAGCAGGATTTGCTGCACTAGGAGAAGCACCACAATGGTATAGCTATTCTCTTGGAGTAGTCATAGCTGCTTCATTTGGTATAAGGTCTGCTACTAAGTTCTTTGGTGGTAAGAAATGATGAGTAATTATAGTACTTGTCTAGAAATAATATTAGAACACGAAGGCGGTTTTGTAAATCACCCTAAAGATCCAGGTGGAATTACAAATCACGGTGTCACTAAAAAAGTTTATGATAAGTGGGTAGGCAGAGAAACTACACCTAAAGAGATGCGTGATTTAACGCATGAAGATGTAGCTCCTATTTACAAGAAAAACTATTGGGATCGTGCTAAATGCGATCAACTTCCTCGTGGAGTTGACCTTTGTGTATTTGACTGGGGAGTTAACTCAGGTGTATCACGATCAGCTAAAGCATTACAGCGTATAGTTGGTGTAGAGCAAGATGGTGGAATAGGTCCGATGACTTTACAAGCTGTTTCTGAAGTAGAAGCAGAAGAAATTATAGAGCAGATGCATTATATGCGAGATAACTTCTACCGTTCGTTAGATACGTTTGAAACATTTGGTAAAGGCTGGACTCGACGTAATAATGAAACAAGAGAAAAAGCATTGGAGATGCTATGACAGTAAATAAAGCAGGTAACTATACTAAACCTACAATGCGTAAGCGTCTTGTTGCAAGTGTAAAGGCTGGAGGTAAAGGTGGTAAGCCTGGTCAATGGTCTGCACGTAAAGCTCAAATGGTCGCTAAACAGTATAAAGCCAAGGGTGGAGGATATAAGTAATGCATGGTAAACAAACTAATAAAATAAAAAAAGTTATAAAGGGTTTAACCAAGGCATCTAAGTCTCATGCCAAACAAGCTAAAACATTAAAGTCTGTAATCACTAAAGGCAAGAAAAAAACTTAAATGCCCTACTTACAAAGTAACATCCCATACTTTAAAGCATGGGTACGCAGAGAATATACGTGCAACTTTGAGCGATACCATGGTGAGTTTTTACATTGTATGGTAATAGCTGTAACAAGTATGCCAAACAGATCATTAAGCTTTCAAGTTATCTTTACTGGTTGTGAAGCTGATGGTACGGAAGAAGATAATATACATGGTGGAGCGATGTGGGCAAGAATGCCTATTACTGCACTTGTAGGAGATACACCTGTAGAAGAGTGGGCAGAAGAGTTACCTTCATATGCAGCACAACCTTGGGACTGTATGTCACACGATCACTCTGTGTATGTTCTAAATAGAGCTACTCCTGCTCCTTGGTTAGCTAAGGTAGATGGAGAGTTTTATCCAGCTAAGTATTATTTTACAGTAGACTATACAGGCTCAGAAATAGCAGATGATCCTGCTCAACACAAACAAAGCCATGTATTAGAGCTAATGGATGCAGGTAAGTATACAGGTAATATTGTAGCACTACCTAATAATAGAGTTAGAGTTACACATCCTGCATGGTTTGAGACAGGAGAAGGTGCTCCAGACTTTAAACCAAACCAAAGAGTATTTCATTCAAAGCAAGAAATTGAATACGTGTGGGATACAAACAGAGTTTTTAACAATCTTTATCAAGGGGAAGAAGAATGAAAATGAAGAAAAAAGGATACGCTAAAGGTGGCATGAAAAAAGGTTACGCTAAAGGTGGCATGAAAAAAGGTTACGCTAAAGGCGGTATGAAAAAAGGCTATGCAGCTGGAGGTATGAAACCTGTTTCAGATAAAGAAACTGGACTTAAGAAACTTCCAAAAGATGTACGCAATAAAATGGGCTACATGAATAAAGGTGGAATGCCTAAGAAAAAAGCTTACGCTAAAGGTGGCAAGGTAGCTATGTACAATGAAGGTGGTATGGTAAGAAATACTGGTTCGTTAAATACAGGTATTAAAAAAGCGTAATGGCTTTAGCAAAATCTCAGAAGTCTTTAAAGTCTTGGACTAAACAAAATTGGCGTACTAAATCAGGTAAGCCATCTACCCAAGGTAGTAAAGCTACTGGTGAAAGATACTTACCCTCTAAGGCTATTAAGTCTATGTCTAGCTCTGAGTATGCTGCTACAACTAAAAAGAAAAGACAAGATACAGCAAAAGGCAAACAGTTTAGCAAACAACCTAAACGTGTGGCTAAGAAAACAAAAAGTTATAGGAGAGTATCTTGAGTATACCTGAGCGTGTAAAAACTAAAATGAAAGATGCTGGTCTTAAGGGTGTCAACAAACCACAACGTCTTAATGATAGCAGTGACAAATCACACCACGTTATGGCAAGTGAAGGTGGTAAGTATAAGTATATTAGATTTGGACAAAAGGGTGTAAAGACAAATCAAACTGTAGGTCAGCGTGAAGCATTTAAATCTCGTCACGCAAAAAATATAAAAAAGGGTAAGATGTCTGCAGCTTACTGGGCAGATAAAGTAAAGTGGAGTTCTAGTAAAACTAAGTCTCCTTCAAAGAAGTGGAAAAAAGGATGAGTATATTTACAGAAAATAAAAGTAAACTAGAAGAACATGGATATACAGTATTAGATGGTAATACAGTTGTTGGACCTAATGGTCAACCTATTGCAGGTATGGATGCTTACGGACAGGTATGGTACAAAGAAGAAGAAGTAGAAGCTATTTGTTCTTCACCTATGGTAGAAAAAACAGAATTAATAAGAGCTAGAAATAGCAAAGGTCATTATATAAAAGATGATCCTACTACAGAAGTAAATGAAGCTTGGACTACTAAAAAAAGTAAGAAAGGTAAATAGATGAAACTTGTAGGGCGTGAAAAAAAAGAAGCTGATGACCTTGAAAAATTAATAGAATTAAGAAAAAACTATTTAGCTAAAAAAGGTAAAAAACCTACTAGTAAAAAAGTTACAGTAAGTATGAAATCTGCCCTAGAAAAAAAAGAAGCAGCAGACTATAAAAAATTAGAGGTGTTAAGAAGAAGATATTTAACTAATGTTAAAAAATCAAAAATACCTAAAGCTAAAAAAATAAATAGCGTTAAAGAAATTGATACTGTAGCTAAAGAAATACAAAGTAGAATACCTGAAGGTAGAGGTATTAATATGAAAGTACCTAAAAAGAAATCTGTTTCTGTTACAATAGTTACTGTAAAACCTGGAGAGTCTAGAGCTGATATTAAAAAAAGAGTTAAAGGTATTCCTAAAAATACTAAAGCTTCTTTATCAGATGAACAAAAGAAAACTCAAACAGATAAAAGTAGAAGTAAATCTAAGACTTCTTTATCAGATGCACAAAAAAGAAGTCAAACTAAAAAGTCTAAATCTTCTTTATCAGATGCACAAAAGAAAACTCAAACAGATGCTAAAAGAAGTAAAAAATATAAAGGGTATTATATAGATAGAAAACAAGGAAATGTAATGGTAAGAGTATTTCCTAATTTAACTCCTGCAGCTTATGGAATAATGTCAAAAGAAAAAATGAAAGAATTAGGTGTACCTTTACGTAATAGTTCTATTTATAGTTACGATTCTAATCAACGTAATGCACTAACATTTGTTATAAAAAAATAATGTACCTTGCCATTATACTTTACTGTGCAGTACCTACAGATGCTACTTCCTGTGATGTAATGGTACGCAGAGATCATTTGTTTCAAACAGAAATACAGTGTGAAAAACAAATAATACCTATGGCAAAAGGTTTAATTGCTACAGGCCACTACGTAAAAGCTAAATGTTTTGCATTTAATCCTTATGGAGAAGAAGCGTAATGTCAAAGAAACTACAGGCAGATAGCAAGTATGCAGTAGCTGACACAGATGGTGACGGAATCATTACTGATGAAGAGCTAGATCGCCATGAACGATGGATACGTTTAGAGAACGAAGACAAGATGATGGACACGCAACGTACTATGGCTTGGTTAGCTATGGGTACAACTATTGTAACTGTAATACTATTACTCACACCTATCATTAATGTAGCTCGTATGGAGTCTGCATCAGGGTTTCTTAACACCTTTCTTGTAGCACAGATGGGTGTTGTATTAGGATTTATGGGTGCTACAGCATTAACTAAAACTAAATCAAAAGAATAAAAACGCATAACGGGGTTGCATTATTATCTCTTTTATGTTATAACTAGTTGTGGTATAACTTCTTAGTCATTAACAAAGGAGTTATAAAATGATTAAAAAAATTTTAGAAAAATACCATAACTATATGGTAAATAGATCTGCATACTATACTTTAATGGGTATGTCAGAAAGAGAGCTACGAGATCTGGGAATATCTCGTGGAGAAATTAGAAGACTAACAGGATTTGGGAGATAACAATATGAGAAAATTATTTCTTGCAGGTACAATAGTTGCTTTATCAGCAGCTTCAGTACAAGCTGAAGGAGTTATAAAGAGTGGTATTATGTCCATGTTTAAACCAGATGCGTCTGTAGAGTATGGTATTAAAACTAAAAAATGGTCAGGTGATGTTGGTGTAACAGCTAACCTTTCAAGACTATCAATTAGACCAGCACTAGACTGGGGATATTCAAGCGGAGATTCTTTTAGTGTTTCTGGTGCATCAGTAAAAAGTACAATGACTATAAGTAATAGTCTATCTGCTTACTCTAAACTATCTTTAGATAAAGACTTTAAATATAGTGACCTGTCAATCGGTGTCGCTATAGAATTTAAATAGGGGGAAATAACTATGGATTGGATTACAGCAAGACTTAAAGAACCTACAACTTATCTAGCACTTGCTCTTGCAGGTGTAGGACTAGGGTTTATGTTTAGTATGCCTATATTAACATGGGCAGGTATTATAGGCGGTATCTTTGGTATCGTATTAAAAGAAAAAGGTGGGGCATCTTGATGTCCTATCTTAACCGTATACTACGTGCAATACTCGCTATGCCTTGCAACTGTTGTGATAAATGTCAGTGTGGTAAATAGTGAGTAGGCAACTTACAGAAAAGCAGCAAAAGTTCCTAGATGTTCTTTTTGATGAAGCAAAAGGCAACCCTGTAACAGCTAAGAAATTAGCTGGGTATGCAGATGGTGTGTCTTCTACTGTTATTATGGATGCTTTAAAAGAAGAAGTAAAAGATTTAACGTATAAGTTTTTATCTGCTACAGGAACTCGTGCTGCTTATTCTATGTTAGAAGTTCTTTCAAACCCCACAAGTTTGGGAAACAGGGAAAAAATAATAGCTGCTAAAGATCTATTAGATCGAGCTGGCTTTGTAAAAACAGATAAGGTAGAAATAAAAACAGAAAGTCCACTATTTATTCTACCACCAAAACAAGATGAAGACGATTAAAACTTGGAAGATACCTATGCCAGAAGAAACTAAAGATGGCCTTGTTTGGAAACCTGTAGTAAGAGTAGGAAGAATAATTCCTTTTGGGTATAGACAAGACCCAGAAGATGATGATATAATACTTCCAATCCCAGAAGAGTTAGAATTGCTAGAGCAAGCAAAAGTATACCTTAAACAGTACAGTCTTAGAAATGTAGCTGACTGGTTAAGCGAAGAATCTCAAAGGTATATCTCTCATGTGGGTTTAATGAAGAGAATTAAACTTGAACAAAAAAGAAAAAAAGAAGCTTCAACTCAACGCTACTATGCCCAACGGTATAAAGAAGCGGCAGAAAAAGCAAGGAAGCTTGAAGAAGAACGTATCGGTAATACAAGAATCGAGTACAGTATCAGCACAGCCTAAGCCTGAAGAGTTTGAAGTAGAAAAAGCTGAACAAGTAATTTTTCAACCAAACCCTGGACCACAGACAGAATTTCTCTCTGCTTCAGAACAAGAGGTTTTATACGGAGGTGCAGCAGGTGGTGGTAAAAGTTTTGCCATGCTTGCAGATCCAGTACGTTATTTAAACAATCCTGCATTTAGAGGTTTGTTAGTACGTAGGACAACGGAAGAACTAAGAGAACTTATATCTGTATCTAAACAGTTATATCCAAAAGCAATACCGGGTATAAAGTTTATGGAAAGAGATAAGACTTGGGTAGCACCATCAGGTGCAACACTTTGGTTATCTTATCTAGATAGGGACGATGATGTCACACGTTATCAAGGACAGGCTTTTTCTTGGATTGGTTTTGACGAACTTACACAATGGCCTTCTCCTTACCCTTGGAATTATATGAGGTCACGGCTAAGAACTACTCGTGATAGTAATTTAAAATTATACCAAAGAGCTACTACTAACCCAGGAGGGCCAGGACATAGTTGGGTAAAAAAACTTTTTGTTGATCCTTCTCCAATCAATAAACCTTTTTGGGCTACTGATGCAGAAACAGGTCAAACAATAAAATGGCCTAAAGGTCACTCTCGTGAAGGAGAACCTTTATTTAAAAGAAGGTTTATACCTGCTACGTTATTTGATAACCCCTATTTATCTGATGATGGATTATATGAAGCTAACTTACTTTCATTACCTGAACACCAACGTAAGCAACTGCTTCAAGGTGATTGGGATGTTAATGAAGGATCGGCATTTCCTGAATGGAATAGGAGCATACACGTTGTTAGTCCTTTTAATATACCTGGTAATTGGGTAAAGTTTCGTGCTTGTGATTATGGTTATGGATCTCATACAGGAGTTGTATGGATTGCTGTATCACCATCAGAACAGCTAGTTGTATATAGAGAACTGTATGTAACTAAAGTTATTGCTACTGACTTAGCAGATAAAATAATGGAATTAGAAGAAGGTGAAAACATTAGGTATGGAGTGCTTGACTCCTCACTGTGGCATAAACGTGGAGATACAGGGCCATCATTAGCTGAACAAATGATTATGCGTGGTTGTAGATGGAGGCCAGCAGACCGTAGTAAGGGATCTAGAGTAGCAGGTAAAAACGAATTACATAGAAGATTACAAGTAGACGAGTACACTGAAGAACCTAGACTTGTATTTTTTAATAGCTGCACTAATACAGTTGCACAAATGCCAGCGTTACCTTTAGATAAAAATAACCCTGAAGATGTAGATACTAATTCTGAAGATCACTTATATGATGCACTTAGATACGGTGTTATGACAAGACCAAGAAGTAGTTTATTTGATTTTGATCCTTTTGCACAAAAAGATGGATTTCAAATGAGTGACCCAACTTTTGGATATTAAGGAATAAATATGGAAGAAGAAGATACACTAGATAATGAAATGCTATTTGACTCCTCTGAGTCTTCTGCATTAGATGATAATGATAAAGAAGACTACAGTGATCCTTCTGCTGGCAGAATTATAGAATTAGTAAAAAGTTGTTATTCTAAAGCTTCTACAGGTAGAGAAATTGATGAAACTCGTTGGATACAAGCTTATAGAAATTATCGTGGAATCTATGGACCTGATGTACAATTCTCAGGTACTGAAAAATCTCAAATATTTGTTAAGGTTACTAAGACTAAAGTACTAGCAGCTTATGGTCAGATAGTAGAAGTATTATTTGGTAATAATAAATTTCCTATTACAGTAGATCCTACTACTTTACCAGAAGGTGTGGCTGAGTCAGTATTTTTTGAAAGTAACCCTGAGCTAGTTAAAGCACAAGAAATTTCTCCAGAAGATAAAAAGCTTCTTCCTGGTGAAACTATGCCACAGCTTCAGGAACGATTAGCTGGTTTACAAAGTAAACTAGAACCTGTAGGAGATAGATTAAAAGAAGGTACTGGTTCTACTGCAACAGAAATTACCTTTCATCCAGCAGTAGTAGCTTCTAAGAAAATGGAAAAGAAAATCCATGATCAATTAGAAGAGTCTAATGCTAATAAACAATTACGAGTAGCTGCTTTTGAAACTGCGTTATTTGGAACTGGTATTATGAAAGGTCCATTTGCTATAGATAAAGAATATCCTAATTGGGATGAAGATGGTGTATACTCACCTACAATTAAAACTATACCACAAACTTCTAGTGTATCTGTATGGAATTTTTATCCAGATCCTGATGCAGCTAATATGGATGAAGCAGAGTATGTAGTAGAAAGACATAAAATGTCTCGAAGTCAAATACGGGCTTTAAAACGTAGACCTTTCTTTCGCTCTAACTGTATTGATATGGCAATTTCTATGGGAGAAAATTATACCAAAGAATGGTGGGAACAGGCTATGGAAGATGAAAGCCAAGAAGCTAAAGCCCAAAGATATGAAGTTCTTGAGTTCTGGGGTAATATAGATGTTGAAGTTTTAGAAGGACATGATGTAGATATACCAGATGATATGAAAGACTTGGATCAAGTAAGCGTAAATATATGGACTTGTAATGGTCAAATACTAAGACTTGTAATGAATCCGTTTACTCCTAACTTAATACCATATTATGCAGTACCATATGAAGTAAATCCTTACAGTTTATTTGGTGTAGGTATAGCTGAAAACATGGATGATACTCAAACATTAATGAATGGCTTTATGCGAATGGCTGTTGACAATGCTGCATTATCTGGTAATATGCTAATAGAAGTAGATGAAACTAATCTAACACCTGGTCAAGACTTAAGTGTGTACCCCGGAAAAGTCTTTAGACGCCAAGGGGGTGCACCTGGTCAGGCAATTTTTGGAACTAAATTTCCTAATGTATCTAATGAAAATATGCAGATGTTTGATAAAGCCCGTGTATTGGCTGATGAGTCTACAGGCTTTCCTAGCTTTGCTCATGGTCAAACTGGTGTCCAAGGAGTGGGACGAACCGCTTCTGGTATTAGTATGCTTATGTCTGCTGCTAATGGCAGTATACGGAACGTGGTTAAGAATGTCGATGACTATTTACTAGCTCCACTTGGTAAAGCTTTCTTTAACTTTAATATGCAGTTTGATTATGATACTGAAATTAAAGGTGACTTAGAAGTTAAAGCTCGTGGTACAGAATCATTAATGGCTAATGAAGTTAGATCACAAAGACTAATGCAATTCTTAGGTGTAGTTCAAAATCCAGTATTAGCTCCATTTGCTAAGATGGATTATATAATACGTGAAATAGCAAAGAGCATGGATCTTGACCCAGATAAATTAGTTAACTCTATGGGTGATGCTGCAATACAAGCAGAAATACTTAAGAAGTTTAAAGAAGAAAACCCACCACCTAAAGCTCCAGCAGGAGCACCTCAGCCTCCAGCACCAGGAGCACAACCTCCAGCAGGTGCTCAAGTTCAAGATACTCAAGGATCAGGTGGAGGTCAAATAGGTACAGGTAGTGTACCTACTCCAGGAGAACAAGGCTTCTCAGCTAATACAGGGCAACCTCCAATACAATGAATAAATTAAAAATGTTTGTAAACAATCCAGAACTTTGGGAATCTTTTGTTGAAGAACTAGAAGTGCGTCTTGAAGCTAATCACAAACAATTAGAACAAATAACAGAAACAGAAGAACTACATAGACTGCAAGGCGTAGCAAGAACGCTACGAGCTTTTATGAGATTAAGGGATGATGTAAATGGGTAATTATATACCAGGTATAGATGAAACTAAAAAGTTTTTAAATGATAATGTTCAACCCACAATAGCTAATATACTTGGTATATCAGATGAAGGAAAATTAGCTAAAGAACAAGCTAGAAATTCTGCTCAAACACGAATGAACATGGGTATGTTAAATCAAGATGCTTATGAAGATACTTTAAGACATTTATTATTAGGTGCTTATACTACATCAGAAGGTGGTTTTGATATAGGAAAAAGAATAGGTGGTGGTTTAATAAACTTTAGGGAATTAGGTGAAGGTAATGAAGGTGAAATAGATATAAATAATAATAATCTAGGAAAAATACTTGCTAAATTTCGTATAAGTAAAGAAGGTGGGGAGCTCAGAGGAGATGCATTAAAAGAACAAATTCTTGAAGATGCTAAAATGTTAGCTGCCTCTGTTGATATAGGTAGTAGTGAAAATCAAAAACAAATAAAAGATTATTTATATGGCGAAGGTGGTTTAATGAGTAAATTAAATAACTACTCTAAACAATTTAAAACAGCTGGTTTTGATGTACCAAACGCATTTGCAATACAAGATGAAGAAATAAAACCAATGTTAAGTACTAAAGGGCGTAAATTAACAAATGAAGAAATTAAAGAACAATTATCAGGTATGAATAAAGGTGGTATAATGGATAATCAAATGGTCAAAGCTTTTGCTATTGGTGGTGAAGTAACAGATCCTATAAGTGG